ATATCGAAGTCGGTGCGGACCATATCGTCAGTACCAAGCAAGGTGTAACCCTGGTTTGCATAGGCGATAACGTCGTAACCAGCGGCCTTGATACCTTCGAGTTCCACGATCTTTGCGCGGAATACCTTCTCGAAGTCGGTACCAGGCTGGAATAGCAAGCGGCCGTTTTCGTCCTCTGCAAGCATAAGGTCGGTGAGGTCGGTTGGATCCATCACGATAACCTTGTTAATTGGGGTATTAACAGTAAACGCGGTCGGCTTAATAGCACGGAGGGTTTTAACAATTTTCTTGTAGGTGTCATCACCAGCGTTGTTGGCAATCGTGGAGGCCACGAAGGACGCGTAGCTGTTAGCAACGCTAGAACCGTTAAGGTCGGCAACAATGCTGTGGAGGCCACGGCTTCCGTCAAAGACACGATAGTCAGCGTCGGTGCCTTGTGGTTCAGAACGACCATCACCCAAGATAGCGCCGGTGTAAACTTCGGTCTTTAAGCGAGCAGCAAGTTCCTCGGTGCGGAAACGCAAGAATTCGCCGTCCTCGTCCTCAAGAAGGTCGATAAGGTCAATATCGAGCATTTTGTAGAGGATTTTGCCTTTAAGATCACGGTGTAAGGTTGAAATTTGCTGAGTAGCTTTGGTTTCACCTTTCTTGTGGCCTTTAGCACGGATAGCTTCGCCATCACCGTAGTAAGCGTTAGCAACGCCAGCTCTACGATTGCTTCGGCGGAAAGTGCCAAGCACGTCAGCAGCGACGTCGTTCCAGGTGGCAAAGAATACGGCGTCAAGTGCGGTTGGTAATACAAAGCCATCACCGATACCTTTTTCTTTAAGTTTCGCGGTCCAAGCGGACTTAATCGCGATTTTGTTGCCACGGTTTTCAGCTATAATGCGACCGAAGTCAGCCATAGCGTTCTTGGAGCCAAGATATCCTTTGGCGCCAGTTTCAGCCGTGGTTGCAACCTGCGAAGGTTGCTTCACTAAAGTTTTTGCAACTTTATCCATAGTGGTTGTTTCCTTTTCTTCGTTAGTATTATCTTCTTCCGCAGGAGTTTCCTCTGCTGGGGTTTCCTCTGGCGTTTCGGCCGGAGCTTCCTCTGCTTTTGGTTCTTCCGTTGGGGTTTCCGGTGTTTCAACCGGAGTTTCCTCGACTTGTTTCTCGTCGGGGGTTGTCGTTGGAGTTTCGTTCTCCATCTCTACTCCTTTCGTAGATTTCGCCTCTAACACGCGAGCTTCTTTATTGGCTCCACGGGTAACGAGCGAAACTTCGATAATTTCGCCGCCACTCACAACCTTTGAGTCAAAGTTGTATTCGTAGTCGCGGAACTGAATAGAGAACGCGTTGTCGAGATGGCCTTCCTCAATCAACTTGAACATATCTTGGGCGTAATCTCTGGACGAGATACCACACTCAAAGATGAGCTCATTATTGGTAAAGGTAGCCTTGCGGACAGAGCCGATCGTCTTATCAACTTCCCAGAGGTTGTGGTCGGTAAGTAGAGGAATATCTACGTTTGTTACGCCTTCCGCTGGTATAGCGTCAACGCGTATTTCGCCACCACCTTTAAGTGGAAGTCGGAAAGTTCCAATCTCTATCTTTTCGTAATCGCGATCCTCTTTGTTGGAGGACGCAACGAAAGTAACTCTGTGCTCGCCTTCGACTTCGGCGATTTTAGTCTTGGTTAGAACTAAAGACTTTACTTTATTCATTTAATATCCTTTCGCCGTCCCTTTTGGTTCTTACGGAACCGGACCTTGGCTACTTTATTTATCTCCGCATATCGAAGTGAGTGTCAAGCGATAAGAAAAAACCGAACAAATGCGTGCGAAATACGGCCTTTTGGCTTATTTTGTTCGGTTTTATAGTTACACTACGGCTACGATGGTGTTTGCTGCGAGTGCCGAGCCTTCCCCTGGATCGGACGTAGTAACGGTGAGCTGCAACATATTATTGGCAATAAAGGTTTTAAGATACTCAATGTTCTCAACCATATTGTCTAGCTGGTCTGCGGCCAACTGATCTAGTGGCACGAAGTCCATATTTGGGTGTGGTAATACTGGTGTCGCCATCTTATGCCTCCATATATTCGTTTAAGTAAATAAAAGCGGCGTAGGTAGGGTTGGTGATAACCTCCCTTGCTTGCGCCGGTGTGATAGTTTCTGCTACGGTATCAAGTACTTTCTCGGCTTTGTCGGCGTCAGTAGAAAACGTTCTAACAAACAGAGAGAATTTGAGTTCAGAGTCGCCGTCTTTTACGGTGTAGGTCTTTGCGTATCTGTAAATAGGTTTATCGGCAATCGCTGCGCTGCCGTCTTTTTTCTTGTAGGGCGTTCCAATAGCGGAAGTCCTTGTAGTAAAGTCATCGTTAATTTTTGCTCGCCAGAGAGCGATACGGTTAATAATTATGTCCATACTTATTTTATGACGTTATATCGAAGTGAGTGTCAAGTTTAACGAACTCCCCCATATTCTATCGGCTTGCGCTCCATATCACGAATAGCATACGCGATTGCGTCCATCGCGTGATCGTTGCCGTCCTCTGGCTCGTCCATACTCTCGCCGGTGGATTTTTTCTTACGCCAGGCATAGGTTAGATACTCGCGTTCCAGGGGTTTATCTTGGGATAAATAGGAAACCTTGCGACGTTTTACTAACTCAATGTTGTAAATTTTACCGTTCATCTTCTCGCCTGGTTGCTTGTTACACGCTATCGCGCGTAATCCGTTCGCCTGCATTTCTGCGATAATCTCCGGTCTAGCCGAGTCGCATACGAACAATCCCTCTGGGAACTCTTTAAGTTTAGCAATAAGGTCCGGTGTGAGTAGTTTGTTTTCGTAGAGCATAAGTTTTAGGCAGACTTCTTTTGGCTCTTTTTCGTTCTCATATACCGCAACCACGGCCGTTGGATCGTTGGAAAAGCCGAAGTCCACGCCATATCTCTTTAAGAGGTAGCCCTCCGGTATCTCATCCACCGTAGTCCAGCCCTCGTAAACGTTGCCCTCAAGAGAGCCAATTTCGCCAAAAATGTACACACGTGCCCAGTTGCTAGTGCCATCGCCAATCCTAGCTTCCAATGCGTCCACAATGTTCTTATCTAGTGCCTCGTTGTCTTTGTAAGTTAGCTTTATGAAATCAGCGTCCGGCCGTTTCATCAGCTCCGTATGGGCGTAGAATTCAGATATAGGGTTAAAGTCCAGCGTAATCTGTTCTTTGGTACGGATTTCGAGTTGCGTAAATGTTTCGTAGGAAATCCTATTTGCCTCGTTCACAAAGAGTCTATCGCGTCTGGAACCGAGCGCGCCCATCGTGTCAACAGAATAGAATTCCAAGATAGAACCATTTGGTAGCGTAAATGTGTGGTCTGTCTTATTCCATACCCCAAACTCGGAGGCGTTTGTAAACTTGCAAATCCTCAAAAAATCACGTATAGCACCTACGCGTAAGTTCGGATACGAGTCAGTAACGATAGTCGTAATCTTGTTTGGGTGAGTAAGGGAATAGTTTAGCTCGTCCAAGAGAATAGAAAAAGTCTTTGCCGAGCTGGAACCGCCTTGAACAATGCGGATCCGCTTCCTCATCCGGCGTATTTTATCTAATGCAGTTGTATATCGGAGTTCGCTCACTCCTTTTCCTCCAAAGGTGGCAGTATCGGTTTAAGCTCAATGTTGGTTTGCTCCACCTTCTGTACCGGCGCACCGTAAATCTGGTTAGATAGCTTCTCTGTAATTATCATTATGGTTTCGAGCTGGTTGGTGCAATAAGAGGTGAGTTTTATTTTCTTTTCGATATCCCTTTCTTTCTCCAACTTCGTAACCATCTCTTGTAGTAGGCGTGTCATCTTTTGGAGCTGTAAAATAAGGTTAATGGTGGACTCGTCAAAACTGGCGATATTCTCCTTTTCCAAGAGTTCCGTCAGCTCTTTTTCGGTCATCTTGATCCACATTTCAAACTTACCCCTCGCCGACTCCTCCTTTTTCCAGGCGCCGTTATGTCGTGGGTTGCCGTTGGGCTTACCGAATTGTGCGGCCGTGTTAATAGGGTTGCCGTTTTTCAACGTTTTCACTTGCTTTCTCACCTGCTTTATGGTGGAATTAGTCTTTTTTGCCGGCATTTTCTTCCTCCTTTACTGGCGTAGAAATTATAGTAGTACTTACGACACAGCGGGCGTTATATCTCTGCTCGTATTCCTTTTTCTTTTCCAAGCAATATCTGGTTAACTCGTTCCTATCTGCGCCTTCTGGAATTTCGCCGCTTATCTCAAACTTTAATGCCCAATCTTCTTTTCTCATTACGGTTCAATCCCCAATTCCTCTAGCAAATAATCGCGATGAGCCTCAAACTCGAAGGCATTTTTGACTCGAACACTCATAGTAACGGCCGTTAAGTTCCTATTTCCGTCAGTAGAAACATAGCCATAGAAATTATAGTTGTAGAAACCATCTTGATCTCGCCCTTTGTATGGGTTTAAAATAGCAATTTCTTTGATAGGATTTTCTTGTGCGTCAACCCAGGCTTGCACCATACGCCGGATAGGTTTCGGCAATATATTGCGGTGTACCCCTGGTGCGTCCTCCCACTCGTCAAAAAACTCTTTGAGGCTAGGGTATTCCTTACCCAACCTATACGACGGACCGTGTTCCCACTCTACAATCTCGCCTGTTTTCTTATTTTTTAGCAACATTTCTATCTCCTTTCTTTTTTGACTTTTTCGCCGTTTTATATTTTGGTATAGGGATTTTGATATAATCTAACCTAACCATTTTTCCTCCACTCCTCGACTATCTCGTCGGTTATTTTCTCAATAACGAGTTGGCGCACTTCCTCCAAAGTAATACTATCCGCCACCTCTTTAATAAACGGCTCTCTGTACTTTTCTAGTACCTTCTCGGCAATAGCACTTGAAGCTTGCTCTCTGGCACGCCTTTTTATGGCCATAGCCGCAAGTTCGTCAACGTGCACTTCTATTCCTTTTAATTCGTCTGGCGTCATCTTTTCCTCCTAAATATCCCACCAAATAATTCGTCAATATCTCGGCCCACCGGAAACCCCTCTTTTTTCATCCGTTCCTCAAGAAACGCCTCGTCGTAGGCTTCCTTCCAGGTGCAACGCTTCGAGGTGTAGATCTCGGTAGCACGCTTTTGGATATGTAGTGGTGGTAAATCAGCCATTTAGCCTCCTGCTTTCTCCCCCGATATTTTCATCGCCAATTACGTCTATGATATGTTTTGGCATCTTGCATTTTCCACAGACGTTTCCCACAAGCGTATGTGTCATACACCAGCAATTTTTGCAGAGGGAAATATCCGGATTGCCGTATTTATCTTTTACTGCGTTATCTTTCCAATCACTCATCAAAACACCCCCGTAACGTATAACATTAAGAGCATACATAGCGCGAAACCTAAAACAAATCCCGCTACGGCAGCGTCAAACTTACTCATCTCTCCCTCCTTCTCGGTACTTCTCCGCGCCAAAATCGTTTCATTAAAGAGTCTGGGTTGGCGCTTTGGCGGTGGTAATAGATAATCCTCTCGTCAAAGACGACGACTTTGCTCTTGCCCTCTTTTAAGAATAGAGTATCCTCCTCGCCGATAAGCTGGTCCGGATCGAACCTATCCTCGCCGATCCACTCTCGTTTGATAAGTTTTCCCCAAGCGCAAGGCTCTGGGTATGCAATATTGCCGTCCTCGTGTCGTGCCTTGAATTGTACGATATCGGCGCGGCCGTCTTGCTGCGTTTCACAGGCAATCCTATCACTCAAAATCGCGATAAAGTCCTCTGGGATATCGTCGTCAGCGTCCAGGAATACGATATAATCGCCGGTCGTATTGTCTATCCCGAAGTTCCTAGCAATCGCTACGCCGCTATTTTCTGGTAAGCGATAGTACGCAACGCCTGGGGCTAGATCGCTAGCCTTTATCTCTGGCGACGCGTCATCTATAACGACAACCTCGTGTTCCTCTGGGTTAATCTGTCCAACAACTTTTTGGGCGAGTAGGGCGAGGTCTTTCGCGCCTTTCTCGCTCGTGATATACGCCGGAATTATCACTGATAATTTCATAGCTTACCCTCCAATACTTTCTCCCACACCGGATCTATTTTTTCGGAAATCGGAGTGAACTCCGGTTTTTTATTGAATATAGCCTCAATATCTAGTCCATCTAGGTTTTGGCCTACAAGGTATCCGTTCTCGCCCTGCTTAACTGCCTTCGCAATCTCTGGTATGTTTGTACCAATCACCGGCGTTCCTACCTGTAAGGCTTCGTGGACGGAATAGCAATAGCTCTCGTTCTGGGAGAGTTGTACCAAATAATCCACCTTCGAGAGAAGTCCCAGGTTATCAACGCTAGGCTCAATAAATATCACCGACTTATCTTTGGCGAGCGCCTTATCTATTTTTGACAGAGATAAATGTGTAGCCGAGATAATCCATAAGAAAGACTTGCCGGCCTCGTGGAACTTCTGGACCATCTTAACGATAAGATCAGCGCCCTTTTCGGCCGTTAGCCGCGAGAGCGTGAGAAACACCTTGAACTCTTGCTTTTCGGGAGGACAGAGGATATTCGGCGCTACTACCGAGTCTATCGGCTTTTTGAACGCCGTCCTTAATCCTTTGGCAGCGGTATCAGATACGGCGAGAACTCTATCTACGTCCTTATCTACCGGCCACTCGTAGCCGTTCCACAGAGGCATTTTCTTTAACGCAGCCCAATCCGCGTGGACTTGCTGGTAAATCTTGTCAGCCTTAACTCTACCTTTGATAATCGGGTAACAGTTGTAGCTCGCTAGTATCAGCACGTCTGTTTCGTACTTTTTGCTCGGATCGTCTAGTTCTACCTCGCAATACTCCGCCAGGCGTAGCGCTTGCTCGCTGTTCATACTCTTAAATACGAACTTGATATTGTGGTCTTTGTAGGCTTTCGCCAGGTTATAGAGGGCGGTTTCAATTCCGCCGATAACATAGAGCAAATCGTGGAATACCATCACGCGCTTGCCGTGCTTCTTGGTGGTTGTTTTCGGTTTAGCCGAGAGCAAAACCGCCAAATTCTGCCTTGCCATATCTTTAACTCTGGCTTCGTCGTCCAGGGCTATTGTTTCGCCAGGTTGATAGAGCTGGCCGGTATATTTATCGCTAAATGGCGACGTTACTTTGACAATAAATCTCATAGTATCACAGCCCTCCCTAGATATTCGTCGATCACCTTCTTTGTTTCCTCAAATCCTACACAAAACACCGCCTTGTAGCCTCTAAAATCTAGGATATCTAGCATTTCGGCTTGCTCGGCGATATGATCGCTCGCCCAGTTGCCGTCTTTTTTGAGTTCAATATACAATCCGTGATATTCATTGTTCCAACTGCCATCCACGCAGCGCGGAACCGGCTCGGCGATAAAGAAATCCGGATATCCACGGAACGGGTGCAACCTCCTGTGCTTAACGGCTTGGCCTGGGGTGAGTTTCAAATCAGCAGCAAGATCAAATCGGTAAACGACTCCGGGATATTGTAATTGCATATACCGCGCAACCTGCTCGTATAGTTGGTGTTCACTTGCGGCCATTATGCATTTTCCACCTTAATTTTAGTAGCTGGACTTTCCACACTATCCACTCGTATAGACCGTGAGGTTTTTGGCAATCTTTGCACGTCATTTTTACCCTTTCTAGCCGATTTTTTCTTACCAGCTTTAACCAGTTTATTCTTTGCGTTATCTCGCCACATATCCATAATCCTTTCTAGTGCTATTGCTTGGCCGTCTGGGAATAGCCCAAACGCTGTATAACCATCTGCTCCCCAAATCTCCGTCGCTTTTTTGTGGGCAAACGGACGATAAGTCGTGCGGACTACTTTTATTTCGTATCCCTGTTTTAAGGCTTCTTTTTGGAACATAGCCCAAAATTCCTCCATCACACAGGGAAGGCAAAACTTTGTGTAAACAATAAGTTTTTCCATCTTTACCTCCTTTTTTCCTTATATTGCGCCGGCAAAACTACCGTGTCCTCTGTTATCTCAAACTTCTCATACATTGGTGCGTGAGTCGTTATTCCGTGTTTAGTCGCCAGGCGCAGCACGTCTGACAAAGTTTCTAAAGAATTATTGCGCGTTAGTGCCTCCGCGAAAGGTCGCCAGCTACGAGCATAGAAACCACGGCCCTCGGACCAACGTTCACAGAGTAGTAAGTTCTTTTCGTTATCAGCTATCAAAATGGCGTCCTTGTCCCTAAAGTAGATAGTCAGCCCACCTATGTATCTAACCCGACGGACAAATTGCTCTTTTCTGATATGATGAATTACGTGTTTTGTCATCTACCTCCTTTATTTAATTTTTATAACGAAGCGCGTGTCAATCTTGTCCGGCTACCTCCTCTCTGTCTATATCGCGTATTACCTCCACGTTTAACTTTTTACAAATGTACTCAATTACGTCGTTCATCGGGTACCAAACACGAAATCTGCGGTTGGTTTGCTTACATTTTTCCTGGAGAACTCTCAATAGTTTTTGCGCTTCGCCTTTTCCACGGTGTTCTGGGTGCGTTTCTATCAAATAAACGGTGCACCAGCCCTTGCCAATACCGCAGTTCGCAACGCAAAAACCGTCGTCCAACCTAAAATCGTACGATCCACCGAGGGATTTTCGGTTTAGTAGCTTACTCACTCGCTCTCCTTTTCCATCTGCGTAATCGTATATTCCAGGTTTAGCCCTGCTTTTTTGAGATGGTGTTTGAGTTCGTTCAGAGTCCGGAAAGTATGCTTTCTTTCCGCACCGCGCACAAGTTAGTTTTTTCATTTCTTTCTCCTTAATTCTCGGATAATCCCCCACAATAACGCTTCAATCGCAATAGCGTGGAAGAAATACATAATTAGTCCAATCACCCCTAGCACTATAAGTCCTGTCATTTTTTGGCCTCCTCGTTATTTTGTTTTTCCCAAATCTCGTCTAGTTTGTCGTATTCGTGAAACGGATCCTCTTTCCGAGGTGTTATATTCGCGTCAGAAAAGCCTGGGATATTCCAAAAAAGAGGTTGGTTGTGGTTAAAAATCCTTATATTCCCATCGCGTAGCAAATCCATATCAAACGGGATAGCTTCCCCAGTAGGGCTAAACAACCAATTCGTTATATGATCCACCCCACGCGCGATAACAACTTTCTTTGCCGCTTTGCTGTCCTCGCCAATTACGAGATATCCACACTCAAAGCACCGATAGCCGGAGTCGTGGACTCTTGTAGTTGGCCTAAAATACGGTTCCCATCTACTCATCTTCAACCTCTTTTTTCTGCAACTCGTGCACCTTTTCCTCTAAATTAAAAAGCCGTACGGCCCCAAACATACCATCCACAAACCTCATACTCCAAAGTCCCTCAATCCTTGTATCACAAGAACATTGAACGGCAAGACAAAGAAACACCACTCCTGGAATACCAAAATACGGTGCCGAAAGAAGTCCAGAGGCTGCGATAAATAGAAACGCTATGATATAAGCGACGATTGTTTGTATTTCCGATTTGCGCCTTCGGCTTTGGCACTCTAAATAAAGCTCGTAATAATTTTGCGCAGCCTCTGTTTTCTCTGCCATACTCTTAAAAAATGGATCACCATATTTCTTTTCTAGCTTTTCTTTTCTTTGCATTTCTTAACTCCTTTCTTCTTATTTTGTAAAATACCCCCCCCCCGCAGGTGGTGGCGGCCTAATCGCATGCCAGGTTTACAACCGGCAAGACAAAACATAATGGGAACATTATTTTTTCGTCTTGTCAGTTCTCTAAACTCTGGCATTTTAGCTCCTTACCTTATTTTTTTAAGTGTCCTAAATCGTGAAGTTTTTTATCTATATTATGTATATCCTCTCCACACGCTTCCATTATTTTCTCGGCCCGCGTCATTAGAAACTCAACCTTTCTATCTTTTCCGCAGCGTCGGCAATCAGTTTCATAACTGCCTTCTCAAACTCTCTGGCGTCCTCAATCCTCGGCTCCACGTCTTTGCGGTGGATATCAAAAATCTGCATTTCTAGGCCAGGGATAACGTCGGTATAGATCACAAAATGTAGCGTTTCGAGGTCTTGGTTCACCACGAAATACTTAATAATCTGTGCGTCATATTCTTTCGGTGGTTTACCGGTAAGATATGCTTCGACCACAGCGTCGCTACCGAGGCACTTAACCTCTACGGCTTCTTTGCACTTGCCCTTCTTATCAGTGATCGTGCCGTCTGGAGAAATATAAATGTTCTCGTCGTCGTCAGAAATCCATACCACCGAGTCTTTGTC